GGAGAATCTTTTGAGTCTTTGTTGAGGAGATTTAAAAAAAGTTGTGAGAAAAGTAATGTTCTTTTGGAAGTAAAGAAAAGGGAGTTCTATGAGAAGCCTAGTTCCATTAGCAAACGAACAAGAGATATTGCTAAGAAGAAAGAACAAAAGAGGCAGGAGGATCAACGTATACATAGATTATAGATTTTAGTGAGAGTGATGGAGATTAAAGTATATATAAAAGATTTTGATTCTGCTAGTAAAATGTTGAACTTGTTAAGAGATTGTAACTTACAGTTTGGTGTTCATGTTTTAGAGGAAGCAAATATAGCTAATGTAGTGGGGGAGAAGGTAAAGAAGCTTCCCCATGTAGTGATTGATGGTGAGCGTGTTGGTGGATATTATGATTTG